CAATAGTTACCTTGTCGGGTTGTCCTTGTACTGCAAATCTGAAGTGACCGTCTTGTGGTACGAACTCGTTTAACAAAAGATTAGCTCCTGTGATGTCAGGATTAAACACATACTTATAGGTGTCCCGATACTCAGGTGTTACTTCAACAACAAAGTGTCCAGTGTCTGCATAGTTGATACTACCGTTACGTATTGTTTGGTAGGTATAATCAGAAGCACTACGTCCTCCTCGTTCCGTTGGTTGTTTTAACGATTGATCAGAGAACCTGTACAACATATCGTACGGCTTACCTATAACAAAGTACGTATCGTCATTGTAAGTTTTACCTAACGCCCACGCTGTTGCAGAACTAAAGTCTGTACTAACAACCCAGTAATCTGTCCAATCAGCACCTGTACCCGGTTCAGTAGCAGCTGTAGAAGTGTGTACTTGAGTATCAGCATCAGTATGTACGCACTTATAAACTGTACCACCATTACTGACATAACTAGCTAATGCACCTGTTACATCCACCGTAGTGTTGTTAACCATAGTAATAGCTCGTTGTGTCCCTATCTTAGTATAAATCTCTATATCAGTACCAAGACTGACGTTGTAAGGTATACCGCTTATTCGTGTAGTCTTAGTGGACGTATCGTAAGCAGCTACAGTAACATCGTTGCCGTCTACCCTACTGTCTAACAACAACGGATAGTCTAGTCCTTCGTCCTTTAGTCCGTCTTCCAGTGTCAAGAACTCTAGGTGTAACCCTTCGTCGTCCTTGGTTATCATGTATAACTTACTGTCTATGAAATCAAAACCAACAACGTCACGATCAAAGGTGAACTTCATCCAAGCACTTTGTATCTTTTCTTTATTGCTCCAAAAGTATTTATATACGTACAACGTCTTCAGGTCGCTGTCTACACCGATACACAATGTATTCTCTGCTTGGCTACCTGCTATCTTACGTGCGTTGTTTGGTATGTACTTGGGTACTTGTTGTGTAACTTCCTCTGCATCAAAGACTTCTGTATTGTTATCAACAAAGTATTCATACAGTCCTTCGAAGTCGTTACGTTTAAATGTAAAGTATATATAGTTACCGAGAGCTACGGGTTCTACACTGTCTGATATATCGTACTCAGTAACAGGAGAGATAGCTACCGTCTTAGGACTTAGTATATCAGCACCACGCAACACGAACTGGGACTGCTTACTAAACAACATCAGCTTCTCTTGGAACGGTATAGCGTGTTGTAGGATAGCTACTTTGGTGTGACTGAGTCCGACATCTATCGGAGCACTATCTAACAGCTGCTGTGTGGTAGTTCTAAAGAAGTTAAAGTAGTTGTCTGCTTCGCTGAAGATAACAGATGTATCAGTAACAAACCCTAAACGGTTCTTGAAGAAGAAGACGTCGTTGATAGTCTTTTTTACCTCTCTACCGTACTCAACACCTTCAGCCCAAGCGTCCACTTGCACGGGATAACCACTCGTCACTGCTCTCCAATGAGTCGTAGCACTAGATGGAGTGAGAGCTGCTGTAGAATAGTGGTCGCTAATACACGAATAAACAGTTCCTCCTAACGAAACGAAACTCCCCTCAGTGGAAACAAAAGTTGGCATTGGATTAGTAAAGTCATTACCCGCCTTCCTCGTCCTCCACCCTATTTCTTGAGTAGGTTGTGCAAATTCATCTTCTTGTGGTGCTTGTAATTTAAAAGATATTATCTCTGTACCATTAAACACAGGCTTTAGTGTTATAGGCATAGTCGTTTCATCCAACTCAACAGTTACTCCTGTCAGTAAAGGCGTACTTGAATTGTCGTAGTTCCATCCTACAGTTTCAACCCAAGCCCCTTCTCCAAAGTCTTCTCCATCTTTAGTGTCAAACTCTACGAAGTAATCGTCTTGGTTTATATCTGGATCACCCGCAACCTTTACTCTGAAACCACCATAACAACGAGCTGGTAAATCTGTTATACTATTTACTTCTTTGTAGATAACATCAAGTCCTTGGTTCTGTAAACCATCCGTAGTTCTTACTCTTATATCCTCTGTAAAGTCATAGAATGTGTTAGTAGCCCAAGCTGTTGCTCCTGCTGTTAAGCTAGTGGTTGTCCAAAAAGATTCCCATTCAGACCCAGTGCCGGGTTCAGTTATAGAACTAGATTCGTGAGGATTGATTAATGAGTAATGAGAACCACCATTAGATACTATTACAGTCTTTTGTACTTTTATTAGACTTCCGTCACGGATTACTAACAAAGGACTCAAAGTTGCTGTAGATATAGGTGTATTGAATGTAGGATCAGCAGGTAACGATGTAGCGTCGTTTTGAGCGGTTACCCAACCATTTACGTATTTATTCAGTGCTCCCTTAAACGGCCCTCCACCTCCTCCTTTATTGATATACCTACCATATACTTTTTGAACTAATTCTAGTTGTAATGGGTAAGTAGTGGTGTCGCTATCGTAATTAGAACCTTTGTTAGTAAATATAAATTGCTGTATGATACCGTTGGATACTTCACAGAAACCTTTAGCAGATCGATTCTCATAAGTAGTGGTAGGATCAGAGGGATCAGGGGAGTTTTGAAAAACAGTAAACTCAAGTTTCTTCGGGTCGCTTGCTTTTACGTAACGTTTCTCCCATCGATCTACTTGATTAAACCCTAAGTTATTTTTAGTCCTGACCCGAACCATTACATATAACTTATTATCAGCGTCCAACCATCCAGTGCCTCCAGTGGCTACATCAAAATCATCTATACCTGTCCTCGTTGTTGCGTATTGATCTTCTATACAAGTAGCTAAGTCCTCCGCAATGTGTTCTGTATCAGCGTAGACACCTGACCTAGCACCTCCACTTGAAGGCCCGCTATAGTAAGTAGTAGGTACAACTGTTCCTGTGTGATTCTGCCAGTACGAGTCTGTGTACTTATGGAAATTCTCTAAAGAACTAGACGGACTAACAAGTACACCATCAATGTAAACACTATAAGCTTTTTCGTAGTCACCTAATTTAACAGCTATTAACGCTTGTTTATCAGGAGGTGAGCTTAGAGAATCTTTTCGTGATCGTACTGTTCTCCTCTTATTAACGAGAAACGTATAGTCAGCTACAGTCAACGCTCTTAGATCGTTCAACGGATCAGTAACAGACGTACCAAGACTAAGGTATTGACTGGCAGCTGAAGATATAGATACGGGAACGTTTCTAGCAACTGTAGCACCTGTACTAGATAGAGATAACATCGTAGCACTTACGTTACCTATAGATACAGATAGTATGTACTGGTTCGTTTGGTCTCGTTTAACAAAGTGTGTGAATAGATTACTACTTGTACTAGTGCTGTCTATATTCTTTACGTAGTTGGTATTAGGACGCTTCTTCAGTCCCTCAACCACAGTAGCCCAAGCATTGATCTGTTCGTCGCACTGACCGGGATAACGCAGATTGTCAGGCTGCTGCGATACACCTTGGGCTAAGTTAGGTACGCTATTTACTAACAGAGGCATTATCTGTCAAGCACACGCATTACGCTGTAGTTATCAAAGATAGTACGGTCTGCATTCTCGGAGTCACTATCAATAGCTCTTGCTTTTGCTTCCACTTCGTCCCGTAGTGCAAATCCTTCGATCTCACGACTGCCAAGAAAACGATTACTGAATATACGTGCAGCTTTAATAGTGATGTAGTTTCTAAATTGTTCAGGTATCTCTGTAAAGTCTAACTGAAAAGTAACAGAGGCTTTTACCTCTTTTGTCCAGACGTCTGTGTGGTTCTTCCTGTCGTATAAAGTATTACCACGTTGTACAGGATCGACGTCTGTATATATCTGTGGGTCTAAGTCTATGGTTAACACGTTGCTAGGTAAAGTAATCTTACTATTGGTAGCGTCGGGAGTGAATGGATATTCGTGCTCCGTGTTAAAGTGCCAACCTTCTGATTGTATAGCTCTACTCGTTTCGTCTAACACATTCTCTGCTTGTACCACGGTGATCGGGACAGCTGTGCCTCCTAACGTGTTAACGGGTGCTTCGCCAATAACGGCAATCATTGTGTTTACCGCTTCTAGTTTAGTTGTAAGAGCCATTGTAATAAAGGTTTCGGTAGAAGGGAGCGGAACGAATCACAGACCTCCCAACACCGAGAGAGTGGTTACTTCTGAAGTTCGATAGCACACTCAGGACGGAGAACTCCGTGTCCCATAGCATACTTCGCAACGAAAAGCGTACCTTGACGTTCGATTTGGTACTCAGATTCAGTAGCCAAGTCGAGCAGTTTAACTGTTCCAACAGCAGCGGAATGAGAAACAAGACCAATCGTGTTGGTAAAGTTACCATTGTATCCTACACCGTTACCACCGAACACATCGTTAGCAGCTTCTCCGTCACCTGTAGAAACAGCAGACAAGTCAGTTGATGGGATGTGGTTGGATTTGTAGAGGGTGATACCTGCAATCTGTGGGATTGATCCAGAAGCGATGCTTCCTAAACCTCCGACGTCTTTATTGACAGCAGAAGTAGAGATAGCGAGGGTTCCTGCACCACCAGTGATTAACTTGTAGTACTCTTGAGGACGAAGAACTGCGAAACGACCGTCACTAGGAACATCGTTTTCGTCGAGCTTCTGAGCTGCGGTAAAGAGAGCAGCTGTTAATTCAGCACCTGTAGGATCAGTGTTGTCTCCGTCGTCGCTAGAGTCACTTACGTCACCCATTGCATTAGCAGAAACATCAAGGATACCACCAGTCTTACCACCTGTTACGGCAGCAGCAGAACGAGCAGCAGCGATGAATACTTTAGCGAGAGCAGTATCGAAACGAACAGCAAGAGCCTTACCCAACTCGTTAGCATATACTGAACGAATGTCGTAGTGGTTCTTTACGTCGTCGATGTTTGACAAGAAAGTAGAAGCCAAAAGCATCTTATCGATAGTGATGACTTTCTCAGCTTTCTTGATGTCGCTAAGGTAGCTGTTTCCAGCGTCAGCGATGTTTTCACCGGGTGTGTGGTAAGCAGCAGAAGCTACGCCTGTAACAGGGAACTGAGCTGATTTACCGTTTTCGATTGTGCGAACAGTGTGAAGGGCTTTAAAGATGTTTGACTCTTCGAAGGTTTGCAGAATTTCTCCGCTAAACTTTTTAAGAAACAACGCATCTGTATCACCAGCACTATTAATCTGTCCTACACGTGAGGGGGATGTATCTCCATTAGCCATGATATATTTTCTCCTTTATGTTGTAGTTATTTATAGTTGTAGTTATTAGTTGGTTGACTTTCACTTCGTTCGTTCGCACAGGATTGTCCTCCGCAGAGGGTCGAGGGACTAGTAGTCGCTAGTTGTCTAATTAAATATGTTACCAATTACTATAAGACCAACAAATGCACCAATTGTCAACACTAGGACTTTCTGACGCTGTGGTAGATCGTTATAGATTCTAATTAGTCGTTCTATTTGATATTTCATCTTTTGCTTTCTTGTGTACGTATCTCGTATATATGATTGGTATGACATTCCACAAGACTACACCTATCAGGCACAGCTTTAGCAAGCCATAAATTTCTGTAAGCATACCGTCAAAAAACCCGTTATCCATTGACGCATCTAGTTGATTATTAACGAGTTGCTTAATATCTCCTTCACTTAACGCCTTGACTTGCTCCGTTAAATGTTTGTTTTCTTCCATGTATTTGGCTGTTTCTCCCACACCCCAACCAAGTGCTGCACCTCCCGCAGCTGGCCCCGGCCCTCCTAAACTACCTACCGCTGCTCCACCCGTAGCTCCGAGAGCCGGATAAAAGGATGCCTTGGAACAACCTGTAAAACTCCCTGAAACCGATAAAAGGAAGAAAACCAAAACAAGTCGTCCAAGGCATCTGTTCACCTAATTACTTATGAATGAAAGTTATATATTACTCACAGCCAGCCGTCTGTCAATCTCTTGATGATACGCTTTGTCACCGCTACGATAACGTGGGTCTGACTGTGCACGTGCTAATTCTTGCATACTCTTGAACGGCATGGTTGATGAACCACTTACCGCTCCTTGTACTAAAGTTTTTGGACGAC